GCCTGTCTTTTGGCCAATGGTCATTATCAAACGCTGCTAAGACTTCCTCCTTAGTTACCCTTCGATATTTATACGCCGCTGCCTGGTATAGGGCATTGAGAGGTTCTTTCTTTGCGTAATCCTCTAATGTATCCATTTGTCCTACGGTAAGACCTTCTTGGAGTTTATACCTTAGCAGGATGTTCAAAACTTCTAAGTGCCCCTCGAATCCTTTCTTTGGTGCAAATCCTTCATTGATAGAATCGGGAGGAAGGTAGTCTCCTGACACCCTCCCGACTGCCGATGAAAGGAAAGGATTTATTAAGCACCTAGAGAGTTTTGTAACTATGTCTACACCGTCGCAGAAAAACCCGCCGTTATTGCTAACGTACCTATAGAATCCCCTAGCCCAAGTCTTATCCTGCTGATATGCCGCCGCTAGTGTTCTCATAAGCAAGTGGTCTTTAGAGTATTCAGACTTAGACCTATCCGGGTAGCAATCCTTATTCGGATTGCGATACTGTTTAAAGTCTGGTGTCTGAAATACTGAAAGGTCCACTTTATTGTTCGGACATGCCAAAGAATAGAGAGCAGTAAATCCTGCACTATCACATTCATTGTGGACATACTTTAACTCATCATACTTGGGCTTAGAGAGCTTACAGTACAGCTCAGCCTTGTCTTGAATATGGGAAAACTCTCCAACCTTCTTTGGAATTTCTGGGGAAGAACATCCCGATATCCATACCAGGAACGCTGCAATGTAGGCTGCTGTCCCTAATATGTGAATTATCATGCCCATTAGTTCCCCCGTACTGCATAAAAGACTGATTCTTCGTCTGATGTGTTGTAGTAAGCACCGGAGTTAGTACCCGCACCGTTAACGTGCTTAATCTGGAGAGTTATCGTTTCATTTGCCGATATTGTTTTGCGAACTTCAGCTGCCAAACAGCCATACACATACGCTGTGGCACCTGCCGGCGTTCTCGTTCCAATTTCACGACCTGAACCAGTGATTTGAGCACTTGCTCCATCGATTAGATATGTCTTAACAACACCTCTATCTGCCAGAGTAGTCCCTGTGGAGAACGAAGCTGAGACTTGATACCGAATATCCCAAACACCAGGAGTGAGTGCCAAAGTCGCTACCGTTGCATACGAAGTAGTAGTTGATGCTCCAGTGATAGTTGATGAGTTGATTCGCTCCCCAATAATCCCGGCTGGCACTGTGGTCCCGCTTGTATCGCCGACAATGTTTCGGGAGCTTATTGGCATTGCTCCTGCGCCGACTCCTGAAGATTTTTTAACCCTCCACTTATAGGTATTTGATGCTGCTATGGTGCTCCAGGCGTTCCCTGCTGCTGCAAAAGCACCGGCTGATGACGGGCTTCTATACGTTCCAAAATAAACGTCAACGTCAGTTGTGTTTGATGCTACTGGCTGCCAGCCAATTCCGTACACTGTCCCAGTCTGGTATTGGTACGCCACAACCGCCGTGGTTGAAACTTCTGGAGACTGCCAAGTTATCCCTCCGTTTGTTGTTATCTCAAGCTCTACATTGTCAGTAGGCAATATAGGAGTTTGGAATCTTACGCGCCTTTGCCTCCCTGCCGTGAATGAACCAAACTGCTGCCCGGTAGACCCATATCCAAATGAGGTTAGATAGGCTCCTGAGTTGTCATCTGTAACATAAGTGCTATAGCCATACTCCGATGAAGGGGCATTAAGCATGGTGACGTTTGAGGACCAACCGACTATGGGAACTTTAAATTGAATAGCTAGGTAGTCTCCGCTAGCTGCTTGGCTACCGTCCCAGTCATTATTTGCCCCAATTTCTGCGAATTGTAGTGTCGATGTAGATGCAGCGAATAGGTTTAACGCTTTATAACCTACACCGCTATCAGCCCACATCGCAGATCCAGCTTTTAGATATCCGCTAATACCAGGAACCTTGTTGCTATCAATGAGATTGCTGTTTGGAATGGTCATTGTGAAAGCCGACCCAGCCCCAGCACCAGTCCATACAACCCTGGCAAGAACTTCCATACTGTCGCCGTTCGGTCTCCAGAAACCCGCCGAGGTATTGTTTGTAGTGTTTGACACGGTAGGCGAAAATGCCTGCCAATCCCCAATCGCCGCACCCTGCACCACCGTGTCAGGTCCGACGTATAGGGAGTCTACCTTTAAATCTACGTTAACCGAGGCATCTTTAGACCACCTAACAGCATACTGATCTGTAGACGTACTGGAGGGGATGAAGAAGCCTTTAAACTTCGTACTGCCCACACCGAGTTTAGCACTATATGGAGAATAGGAAGAAGCCGACCCTTGTACGGATATTCTTTCTTGCAGGACGTTGGAACTATTATACCTGACTACATAGACTTGGTAGTCTGCGTCTGTGGCGTTTCCAGTAGTATCGAATCCAATAGACTGTGGCTTGCCTAAATCTACTGTATTGGTGATAGAAAAAAGAGGAGTTTCAATAAACCCGGCAGTTGTAGTGCCTGAGTCTATTAGAATGGAGTTATTGCCCTCTATTGGAGAAGAAGCACTATTACTTACGGTTAGATTAGATGTATTCCCAGCGCCCCAAGTAGTTTTGTTGGCAGTACGGTCTGAAGATGAGAGAGTGTCCCCGATAGAGTTTGTGACGGAAATTGTTTTGTTTCCGTCAAACCACGGTGAGAGATAATTCCTCTGCTTTTGCTGTATGAATTGAGCAGTACCAGAAGAATCAAAAACCATATCGCTTTGAACGTCGCCGACTGCACTTGGTAGCGTAGCAGTGTATGATGAAGTTGTTGCTGGAGTGGCGATTGTCGCTGCTCCGGACGTTGCCCCGTTCAGCTTAAGGTTAGTACCAGCTAGAAGATTTACCGATGTAGTGTCTACAGTGGCCCTAGATGTTCCGCCGGTAGCAATCCCTACTGTGTCGGAAGTCGGGGAAAATATCCCGGTATTAAGGTCGCTAGTGAATGAAATAGTAGGGGCAGAAGCAGTCCCTACCGCTGCATTCACCTGCCCGGTAATACTTGGGTCGGATATCGCCGGAGAGGTTAACGTCTTATTTGTGAGAGTGTCTGTAGTGGCCTTTCCAACTAATGTATCTGTGGCGTTTGGGGCTGTCACCGTCCCGGATGTGTTTAATGTGAACGTCCCGCTGCCGCTTACTAGGTTAGTTGCAGTATTACCACTAAGTGTCTTGCCTGTAAGGGTCTGAGTTCCGTTAGTGTTAACGGTAGTTCGCCTAGTAGACGTGCCATCCGTGTAATAAAGATTAGTGCCATCGTATTCTACGGCACCGGGAACAGGAGATGTTAGGTTAGTTCCGGATGTGAATTTCATCGGGAATTTAGTAGTAGTGCCGGGGAATAGGGATAGCGGCTGATTAGCAGTGATTAACGTACTTTCAAAACTAGCTACGTTAGTCCCTCCCGCTGATACTGTCATTGAGTCTGGCCCGGAGGAGGCTAGTCCGGTGTTAGGATCTCCGGTAAAGGAATAGCTTGGCGTTCCCAGTGACCCGGCAGCCCCTAAGAATTGACTACTTGCCGACGAGTTTGTCGCCGATACCGACCCGGCTGAGAGTGTAGAAGTGGTAGTTAGGTCTTTAGTGCCCAGGTCTACATTCTTAGTGGCCCCGACGTAGGGAATAAAATTTGTGGCATCTACGGAAGCAGTTGGGATACGGATTAGGGCACCTGTGCCATTGTCAAACGCTAGAGTTATGGTAGCAGAAGAACTTTCCATTGTAGCAAATACCTTCAGTACCAGCCTGTCTGTAGGGTCTAAGGTTATGTCAGAGGCAACTATAGCTAGTGGAGACTGCTGCTGTGCCGTGTTAGCTGTAGTTGCAGTAGAGTTGTCGGAAGTTATCAGTAGGGTCTCCGTCCCTCCTGAACTTCTCTTATATAGTCTAAACCTAGTTGTGTAACTCTGCCCTCCCGATCCCTTTGTTGTCTCATAGTGAGACGTAATAACGCCGGAGGGGATTATGGTAGTGTTTGGGTATCCTACGTTAGTGGCGAAAGAGGCTAGTAAAGTCTCAGACGTGGTTACTGACACCGGGACACTTGCCGCCGAACCTGCTGTGAAGGCTGGCAATGCAGTTAGGTCGTAGTAAGTGGAGATGTCTGAACTATCATTGGTTAAGACGTATGTCAATATCCCGGTAGGGGATGCTACCGATGACCAATTGGTGGTGCTCCCATCGTCTAACTTCACATACGCTTGGCCAATATCCCCTTGCCGTAGGTATAAACTGCCTTTATGGGCAGTTTTAGCCACAGATGTAGGGTCGTCTGTGCCGGTAAGTATCTCGGCAGTCTCGTTTAGTTTAAGTTTATCCTTCAGGGCCTTGACATAATCACCATTAAAGATAACGGCATCAGCCAAGGCTACGGTGGAAATAATAAACGATAGAAATATGGCTTTTGTGTTAGTTAGTCGCATTGATTATTAGGTCTCCTGTGCTGGCAGTTGCGCCGATAGCTTTGATTGAAAGCCTAGTGCCGGCTGCAATGTAGACTTCTGTTGGTCCGGGGAATCCTCCCGGAGGGATATATAATAGATCGGATTCAGCCCCAGCCCCGCCCGTAGCTAGAATAATCGGGTAGCCAGAACTATCGAAGATGTTTAATAGGTAAATTCCCCCGGAAGTAGATGCAGTTAATTCCGTGTAGGCTGCTGTAGTGACCGGAGTGGCTGAGTAGTCTACTCTAGTTTTAAATACCATCGCCCGTTGGGGAGTGGTGAAGGAAACTGTAGTAGATCCCGATGTACCGGATAGTTCCGGGAGTGAATACCGGAGAATGTCGAAGGTGTCACCGTTAGCTGGTAGACTATCTAGCTTTTGGCCAAGGTGTATGTAGTCTGCTTCAACGTAAACTACACTAGCAAACTCATACTGAGCCGCGCCCGATGTGAACCGGACAATATTACCGATCTTTGCGGCATGTCCAGTTGCTTTAACTATGTATTGTGTTGTGGAAGTCTCGGCTGTATCTGTGCCGACAAGGGCCACATATTGAAATGCAAAAACGTCTGCCCCGTGTCTTTTAGACCCCATTGGGTTGACGGTAGCAAACTGTAAGCCGTTACCTGTCGCCTCTAGTTTATCACTAGATGGCCATCCTTTAATGGTCATATCACCCCTCCAGTCCCTTTGGCCTTCTCAGTGGGCTAAATGGAGGAGGCTAACGCCCCCTCAATCAAGTACCTTCCGGCCTTGATTTTTAAGTGTTATCCGCCGCATGAGATACAAACAAAATTGCACTAAAGTCTGCATCTGCCAAAACTACGCCGGTAGATGCAGTCCTTTGAGTGATAGTCATAGTCGCCCCATCAGTCCCGATTTCAAAGTGTTGGTTGGCTAATGAGGTCATAGACGTAATTGCCGCGCCAACAAATCTCTGCCCCGGGTTGTTGAGAGTAAGGACATAGACTCCTGAACTAGACTCAGTAATTTTCATATGCTGGGCAGCGCCCACGTCTAGTCCGTTAGTTGTCAATGTTCCGCCGGCCACCGCTGAGCCGTCTACAAGAGCGAACATAGCCACAACCTTACGCTGGTGTGTATCAATGCCCCTTGTCATAAATGGGAATCCACCTTCCATTTTGTCAATCCTTTATGGTAACCGACGAAAGGGCAGCATTTTGCCCTTTCGCCTAGAGTGAAACAAACTGAGGAACGCTATTATTAAGTTGCCAATCCGTAACGGATACCTTGGTGCAACGGAGAAACTAGCGTCTGCCAGTAACCGCCGTATCGTGCCTCATAAGCATCATCGTCAGCCTTACGCAAGAAAACAGTGCCGTCATCGTCAAACCAGCCAAATCCTGGGGCGTGCTTCAGCTCAATGAAGTTTGTGTTGAGATAATAAATCTCATCGGCTTGCATGAAGCGGTCAGGAATTACTGGGATAGGGCCAGCAGAAGTCATGTATTCAAGCGCCTTGAAGGATACTTTTCCTACTAGGCTTTCGTCTCGTGGCATAACTTCGATGTACTTCTTATCTTCCATAAGGTTCAGAAGTTTTCTGAATTGAGTGTATGAGCATACAACCAAGTCAGGAACTTTTCCTGATTTACGGTCAATTGATAGTACGTCTTCGTTTAGCATGTCAGTAGTTATACCGGCTCCGGCTGCATCAGACTGTACACCAGCTTTCCATCGGCGCTTAATAGTTACGCCGTAGAGCGTACCGCTAGTTGCCTTCAAGACTTCGCCAAGACCGATTGGGTCTTTGCCTTTAGAGTTCTGCATATATAGGTATCGGTTAGTTGGTACTGGGCCTGGGCCTGATACCAATGCAGCCAATCCTGCTGAAGTGCCAACTAAGCTAACTACGCGAGTAGTTGGGTTGTAGTCAGTAATTTCCAGCAAGTTTGCTGTGCCTGTCTCTGTGTGGTAGTGAACATAATCACCTTCTTCTACGAAAGCCTCTACAGTAGAGCTTCCGAGAGTCACCAAGTAAGGTGAGACGCTAGAGCCTGCACCTGTAACGTTAGTTGCACCGTCTCCGGCAGCAACCGCACCGTTGCCTAGTCCTGAGTTTTCGCTAGAGTCATGGAATAAGATTCTTGAACAGTTTCTCATGTAAGACTCTACTGCCCTTTTGACCGCAAATTTAGTTGCGTTAACAAAAGCGCCTTCATCGGAAGAAGCAGCCTTTATTGCTTCTCTTTCGATTTCAGCCCTTGCGTAAACTTTTTTGCGGGTAATGGTGTAGTTGTCTACTGAGTCATTGTTAACTGCTGGCAAAGAGCCTGAGCCTACGCCGCCTGCAAATGCAGTTGGTACAGCTCCGGTTTCCTGCTTGCCTACAAAGTCATAAGACTTCTTAACTCGGGCAAGTAGTACGTTGGCTGAGTTATAGACGTTTTCAGATAATTTGCCGTACTTAATTTTGAATAGTTCTGTTGCATCGGTAAGATTTAACTGTCCCATTAGCTTTTTCCCTTTAGCTTATGGAGTCCCAAAAGTCATCAGACTTGGTGACTCGTTTTGTTTTTGGCTCTGTAGGTGTTTTCTTCTTTGTGGCTTGGCCAGTTTTACCTAGCTTCCTGGATAGGCGCTTCTCGGACTCATCGCCCTCATCGCCTGCTTGTTCTTCGCTGCTATACACTGAAGTAAGGACTTCCATCACATCTTCAGTAGTAAAGTTAGGGTCTTTAATGCTCTTGTCTATTAACAAGTCTAATAGTTCTTTATCTCCGAGTAGGCTTTTGTCAAAACTCTGTACGGCATTTGTTACCGATGAAATGACCTTAAGCTCTACTACTTCCTTTATGCTTGTGCCTAGTTTATTGGCCTTTAGGTATGATGTTAGTTCGTCTCTTTCAGAGTCACTTATCCCATACTGTGCCAATATCCTATTTTCACTTGAAGCCTTTTCCGCGTTAGCAGTTTCCTTTTGTGAAAGTTTAGTATCTAGGTCTTTATCAAGGCTATCAATCTTTAACCTTCGTTTCAAGTGCCAGTTTTCTTTTTCTATTTCAGATAACCCGGAAACTTGGTCATAATCACTAGAAAGGCCAGAATTGATCTTTTCCATCATAGACCTAGGGTCACGCCCAGCCAGTTGCCCGATCATCTTAAGAACTTCAAAGGATGTTGCTACAGGGTCTTCAGAAGTCTCGATTTCTTCCGCCTTGTCGAATATCCCCTGAACAAAACTATCTAGCCCCCTTACCCGACCAACAAAATCCTGCCTTTCGTTGTCTAGTTCTGTAAACTTCTTATCCCATGCCTGCTTGCCGGAGAAATTATTGACTAGAGTCTGAATAGCTACCGGCACAAGCTCCCCGTCTATCTTTACTGGGATCATAGCTCCGGTGTGGATATCTATAGGCTCCCCGCCTAAGGTTCCCTTAACTTTCTTGCCCTTAACTTCCGGGTCTCTACTGGCCGCCTTTACTGGCTCCGCATCCCCTTCTTCATTCCCTTCTTCATCCCCTTCTTCATTCCCTTCTTCATCCCCTTCTTCACCTTCCGGTTCTTTCTGGGATTCTCTCTTAGGGGCAGGGGCTTTAGTCTTTTTTGGTGCTGCCGCTTCTTCATCCATCACCTTTTCTAAGTCATCGAAAGATACTCCCCCGGACCCGCCGATGGCCTTCTCCTCATTGACTACATTCTCATTTGGGTTAATGGTTGTTTGTTCACTCATTTACTTATCTCCCTGAAGGCATTAAATTTTCCACCCCTGCCGGGATGTTACTAGGTGGATTAGCTAGCCCCTGTCTTTGTGGCATTAGTTCTGGAGGAGTCTGCATACCAGGCATAGCTTGGGGCATAGGCTCTCCCGGCATAGGCATAGGCATAGGTGGTGCCAGTGGCTTCTCCATAAATAGCGGAAATGCCGGGAAGCTCTGCATAATAGACTGAGCATAAATAGGGTTAGTCGCCATAATATCGAGCATAAGCATTTCTGTAGTGGCGATGTGGTCCTTTAGTGCCTCTACATCTTTTTTAGGGATTGTACCGTCTTTAAACTCTGCCTCGGATAGTTTCCTGATGTGGATTCTATAGTGGGCAATATGATCTTCCCATTTCTGGGGATCGGGGATCGGCATAGACTGCATACAGTAGTCATTTTCCTGCTCTGCCGCCCGGATGTTTACTGAGTTAGTAGTTATGAACTTATCGGCCTGGCCGAATCCGATCATTTCTAGCACTTCATCATCATCTACTCTGCCGGGAAACTCCCGCCGCAAGTCTATGATTGTCTGAATCCGCTGGCCCTTTTGTTGTGGCAATGCTGAGGAAACCTGAGCCTTAACGTCCCAATCCCTAAGAAGGTTGGCCAAGTCAAAATTCTTGGCTAACTTTGCATCGTTCGAGCCTAGTAGCCTCTCTACTCGGTTATCGTCCCTATCGTAAAACGATCCGGCAGTAAATGCCGTTAGCCTGGCCAGCGACCTAATGGATGTGTTCAGGTTAGATATGTGGGCGTTAGCCCTTTCGTTTTCTTGTTCGTTTAAGAATTGAATAGCTACGCCGGATTTAACGCCTGCTGGAGGCTCGCCCCTCGATACACCAAACACTCCCATAATTTTCTGCATTTCATTGGTGAATATCTCAATTAGCTTAAAGTTATTCGCAGCTCCAGGGTTAGGCTGCTCTAGTCTTGGGGGAACTGCTCCGGTGTACCAAAGAATTGTGGAGCCATTACCTAAGTTTTCAGCCTTTACAGAATTTCTCGGGGCTACCCATTTAGGATAACTTGCAATCATACATGCACGAACGAGGCTGGAATAAAGCCAGTTTATCTTCTCCTGGAGGGGCTTAGCCTGCTCCATAACTGCAATGCCGTGTAAGTGATTTGGCGGAAGATCGTCTACCCTTCTAACCCATGGGAAACCATTAGTGGCCCGTAGCTTAGCGTAGATATTCACATCGTCTTTTAGGATAACGTCCGGAGTAAAGCAGATATAAGCCCCACGGTCTAACTTATCGGACGTTCGATGATAGAAGTGAATTTTTAAGCAATGGTTATGGAGCCTCTGATCCCTGAAAGTCTCTAGGCTAAAGGAAGTTAGTTCCTTAGAGGCTTTAATACTTCCGGCCTTTTCTGGAAAGTCAGCCTTTAGGTCTTCAATATGAACATACTCAAAATAGAAAGCCCATTCGCAGTCATTATAATCAGACTTTGGCTGAAGTAAGATATAGAGGGGCATGATAACTGCAATTTCTTCTTCACCAATCCTAACTGGCTTCTCTACCTTAACAGTGCCTGAGTCGGTCTTTACCGTCATGCTACCCGGCTTAATTCCATTTTCTTCCAGTAGGTCATCTATCTTCTTTTCGCTTAGCTTCTTTATGTCTATGGAAGTAGTAACTCCCTTTAGGAGTTTAGCTAGGTAGTCCGGGTGTAGTGGCCCTTTGTTCGGGTTCCATCTAATTAGGTGGTAGGCTTCTCCGGCTATCTTAGCCATCCTAGATCCGGTTTGGATAATGCTATCTATATCTTCTCGATACCATACTCCCTCGGTTATCTTCTCAACTACCTTGGAAGCCATCATATCTTGGTGATCGGCCTCCCCGCCGGGTGAAAAGGTAACGGCCGGACGATATCTAGTCTCCCTCGCTACGTTCTGCTCTACCATATCGTGTAGAGAGTTAACGGACATTTTAAGCTTCCTGAGCGTAGTAGTCTGACTAGATGCATCGGAGAATAGGCGATCCCTATCAGATCGGGAGCCTCTTTCGTAGGCCATGCCTTTATAGTAGGCGATGTTTTCTTTGATCCGCATAAATCTAGGCTGATTGCCTTTCAATACGGCCTCAAAGTTAGTATTAAGCCAAGCCAATAAGCCTGGAAGGTCTTTTCTATCTACTGCCCAGAAAGGTTTGGCCTCAGCCTCGGACCTGGCCGCATCTTGCATATCCGAAAGGTCGTCGAATCCTATCATTACTCATCCCCTTCAAACGTTAGATTAATAGGCATTTCACCTTGGGCCATTGCTCTTTCTGCATCTAAGTCACTAAATCCCCCCATCGGGGCCATATCAGTAAGCATAGTATGAGTAGACCTTTTAAGGGCCTCTACTTGAATAGTTGACCAAAGGCCAAGGCCAATGGCGACGAAAGATAAGATGAAAGAAACTCCGGCCAATATACCAATAATTCCCATAGCTATTGTCATGTGTCATACTCCCAAGGGTCATCCGATTCTTGCTTATTCTTATACGCTCTTTCTTCTCTGGTATCCTCATGGTCTACCGGATCGGGCGACTCATCATCTTCTAGTGATAGCCCTGCGGCAGCATTCCCATACCTCCAGCAGTCTATTAGGTGATCCCCTTTCTTAGGTATGTTCCCATTTCTATCCTTGACGTAATTCTCAATTTCCCAAATAAGGTTGGGGCAATTATCGCTTATTGTCACTTTACTGTATAGCATTTGGTCTTTTATCAGCGATAGCCCATTAGCTTTCTTGTCCCAGGCTTTATGAGTAGGCAGGAATCCCCGGCCGTATGAGTTAGATGCTTCATTAGCAAACCATGCTTCAGCCTCATCATAAATACCTGTAACATCCTGCCATCCTAAGGATTTCTCCTTATCAGCTATTTGCGGAATTATCTTAGATGTGGATGTTTCTGCCTGAGACTTGGCATAAATCTCCCCGCAGATAAACACTTCCCGAGAGTAGGGGTTGACTGCCATAAACAATACGCCGAATACGGTCTCTGTACCCGGATCACAAACGGTGAAAGTAGATAAGTTCCGCTTATCCTTAGCCATCCTTGCAAGCATTTGCTTATGGGGGACAACAAACTTGCCCTTGTCCCACATCGGGAAGATAGCACCGGGGCCACCCTTAACCCGCTTTGCCATATACTCCCGCATAAATCCGGCTTCATCACCCCGGGCTATGTATTTAGCCCTTTGGCCATCTATCCATTTTCGATCAATATGTGGGTTATCATACGTCGTAAAGTTAAAATAGGCACCATTAGGATCTACTGCTATTTCGTCCATCATCTCATAAAATGGGTGCCTACGTTGGGGATCGTCCGGGTGACTATCAGTCTCCGGAGGAGTTCCAACCACTAAATGCAAAGTACCGTCTTTAGACTTAGCCACCTCGTTCGGCTCCATTGCCGGGTGGAATAGCGGGTGAAAGTCTTTATATTCGTCGTATACATAAACGTCCGGGCCTACACCCCGGTATGCTTCATAATTCTCACTGCCAGCTATCTTAAGAAAAGATCCGGAAGTAAATCTCATTCGCAATTCGGTCTCATTGGGCCTGCCTGCTAGATATTTAGCTGGCCCAAATCCTTTGATTCTATTGTTAGCCCAAATCAATTCCTTTGCCTGGGTAGACGTTGGGCCAAAATAATAATTATTAGCATTAGCAATAAGTAGAGAGAGTCTCCATAGGACATAACAGACTGTTTCGGTCTTTCCCCACTTTCGACCGCACTCGATCCCAATCTTTCGTTTACCTTCGTAAAATATTGCATGCAATACCTTCACTTGAGTTTCGTGCGGAATCCATTCGGCATGTAGGTCTTTTATGACATTCGCCATATATACCAGTTTTGTGGGATCAATATCAATCAATTGCTGGCCCTGCCGTTATTCTTGCAGGGTCGTTTTTGAGAATAGCTATAGCCTCAGCAACCGAGTTTACCGTAGGCTTGCCGGAAATTGGCTCCTCTAATTCTGGCTTATCTCGCCAATTTTTAGGGTCTAAATTCTTTAGAAGAAACATAGCGGCTTTAACGTCCGGGGGATACTGCTTTACCAAAGTGTGCTCAACTACTTCCCCGCTAACTGCATTGTAGAATACTTTGGTTTCTTCAGTGCGGTAGCCAAGGGCCACTCTAACCAAAGTATTCTCAATTGCCGAGACTACTTCCCGCCTAGAGTCCTCTAGCCTAGCCTTGATCTCGGTCTCTGAAGTTAGCCAGACAGCTAGAGCCCTGGGATCGACTCCCAGGGTCTCAGCCATTTTATTAGTATCCCAGCCCCTAGAGGCCATCCAGCAGACAGCATTAAGCAGGATATGACCAAAATCCCTTTTGGCCAGTTTTGGAACTGTTTTATCCCTCAAATCCTTAGAGCCTTATCCGAGTTTCTAGGAGTTATCTTCACGGGGTCTTTAGGCGCTTCGGCAGCTAAGTGCTTAGGGAAGGCTAATAGATCGGGGATACTAAAACTTTCAATGTAGCCCTTAACGTAGGCTTCCTGAGCCTTGTCTACTAATTCACCAGCCCACTTAATGACCTTTGCCGGGTCCGGAGCCACTCCAAATATCTTGATATGATTCGCAGTAAGTTTGCCAGCTATCGTCTTAAGCTCTGCCTCAGACTTTGCCGGTCTTATTTCATAACTCATTCTACCTCCTTACGTTATCCCAAAGCCTAACTTGAAACAAAATTAGATGCAAGTTATCCTAAGCCTATCAATAACCTACCATTCACATCACCGAAAAGGACTAAAAAATGGAAAAGCAAGGCATTGAAGCAATTAAAGCAGTAGTTGAGACGGCAACCTTTGCAGCTAATATCGCAGGGAAAATTATGGAAGATGGAGAAGTGGGCTTCCAAGACCTTATGCAGCTCCCTCCCCTGCTTACTGCATTAGTTGCGTTAACCAAGTTAGACCTCAAGAGCCTATCAGCTCAAGTATTAGACTTAGATGCAGCCGAGAAGGAAGTATTAGTTAAGCTATTTGAAGCACGTTTAGACCTGCCAAATGATGGCATTGAAGCAAAGTTAGAAGTAGGCGTTAAGTTAGTGGCTGACGTAGCTATGGCGATTAAGGGTCTATTAGCGGTAATCAAAAAATAATGACTGAAATAGAATTTTTCACCAAAATATTAGACGGCAGCACCGGGTCAGTGTATGGCCTGGTGTTACTGTATTTTGTGTGGCAAGTGAAAAATTCTATACGACACATGGACAACAGTATTGAACAGCTCGAACTATCCCTAAGCAGTCTAAACGTAACCCTCTCGGCATTAATTGCCGATCGGGAGCGGGATAAGGAAGAAATTGATAGGCTCAGGAATGAGTTTTCTGCTTTCCGTGCTACATGCCCAGCCAAGCCCAAATAATAAGGTATAGACATGAGAAAAATAGAACCAAATATGATTGCGCATATAGATAGCCTACTAGCCTCCGACCCGATAGCGAAAGAAGCACTATCCCTTGCCGACCCTAGATTGCTATTCGGCCGGGTAGCGGATATTTGCGTGGGCATAAGGGAAGTAGGCGGGAACAATAAAGGTCCGTTGGTCGAACTAATCCAAAGCACGATTGGCGGATCTAACCGAGAAGCATGGTGCATGTCGTTTATTCAGACTTGCTTAGCTTATGTTGAACACGTCATGGGTGTAGTATCTCCAATTGCAGCAAGTGAGCATTGCTTAACAGTATGGAATAAGACTCCAAAGAAACAACGAGTAAATATCATACCCGGACAATCAGCGATAATCATATGGCAGCATGGCGAATCCCAGAATGGACATACCGGAGTCATGCGAGAATGGCGGGAAGAATACATGTACTGTGTAGAGGGTAACACCGAGTCAGGGCTGAGCAATAGCGGCAGCATAGAAAGAGATGGCGGCGGGGTCTATCTTACTAAACGAGATTCGGAGAAAAATGGAGACATGAAAGTGGTTGGGTTTCTTAAACCATTCTAGCTAGGGGAATATATGCAAGGCATAGCATTAACGATACTGCTAAAAGTAGCTGAATACCTGATTACCAGGGAGATTGAAAAAGCCAAGGCTAACGATAAATCCAAACTTACAGCCAAGGTCGAAAAGACTAAAGCCAAGGTTGGGTCAATCTACGGCATGTTTGACCCCCAGTAGTTATCCGGAAGGTTCATATATACATATGAACCTTTTCGCCTAAACCACAATAGTTGTCTTAAACTTAATCACCTTGTCCAGAAACTCGGATTCTTCAATAAGCTCTTTCAGTATCTCCCTAGCCTCTCCCCGATCTTTAGCAAGCCCTGCTATTATCTCATGTATCTCGCATAGTCTTTCCTTATCTCTACTACTAGCCCTCTCCTGCTCCAATTTTAACCTAATCTCACGAATATTAGCGATAGCCCCTTTAACAGCCTCGGCCTTCCTGTCAGTAAGATCCTTCCTATAAAGCAAGTCTGAAACAGGTATATCTAATACCTCTTTAACACTTGGACTCATCAAGTCTATGATATTACTAGCCAAACTCTCATCGTGGATCATAAAATGTCCTGCAGCAGGTTATGGTAAGTGTCAAATCTTTTGACAAAGTGTCAAATCTTTTGACAGTTACTGGTTATGGTAAGTGTCAAATCTTTTGACAGTACCGGTCTTATCTAAGTCTATCACTTGCTGGCCAAAGAAAAAAAGAAAAAATAATTCAAAATATCATAAATAGATATTGACTCTATTCTCTATTTATCATAAATTCCTTTTGTCGCTGAGGCACAACCCAAACTTGGAGAAATAAAAAATGAACACTTTAGCATTAGTACCAGAACTATCCGCAGCCATGGCAGAATATGTAGCCCTCAAGGCTGAGGCTGCAAAGATGGAAAAGAGGCTATCAGTGCTGAAAGACCAAATAGTATCT